ATGAAACCCAATAAAATATTACAAAAAAGCATTGTGTTTGAAAAAAAAACATTACCTTTGCAGTCGATTTGGAGGTTCCGTAGCTCAGTTGGATTAGAGCAACAGCCTTCTAAGCTGTGGGTCTTGGGTTCGAACCCCAACGGAATCACTTTGTGACCCCATGCGGGTCACATCGGAACAAAACAACGTCAAAGAGGATTCTACTTCGGTAGTATCCTCTTTGTTGCTTATATACAGTTAGTTACGAGCGAGTAACTTGAAATTCAGACAGTTATTTAGAGGACGAGCGTAATGTCTAATTAACGCAGCGGATTTGAACCTGGTGCTTTGATGATGACATAACGGGACACAACAATACATAAATGTGTGACACTTTGTGTGACACTTTTCTGAAATGTGTGACACTTCTTAAAAATGTGATACACTTTCAGCCACTAAATAGCTGGAATTGGCAAGATAGCCAATTAAAAATTGTTAAACTCCCATTATTCTCATCTCCTCCACTTATTTGTCCGCTGTACTAAAACCTACTTTAACGATGAAGAAGGAATTGGTAGAGGTCGTCTTCGACCGTAGAAAAAACTCCGAGAAGAGGGGTTACGGATTTTTGGAAGTGCAAGTTTATCTTGGACGTGCCACTCGTAAATACATTATGATTGGCAAGTATTCACCCGACGACTGGCAAGCAGCAGCAGCTTCGCCCGAAACACAAGCTCTGGTAGCAAAGTGTAAGAAAATCATTGCTGCGATGGACGTTCTTGATGAAGAGCGTACCTACGACAATTTCATGTATCACTTCAATGGCGAAGACAAGAAGCCTAAGGTGGAAGTAAAGGAGGTGCAGCCAAAAGAGCCGGAGAAAAGTGGAAAGAGCTTTCTCGACTTTATGGAGGAAGCTCTCGCCAATGAAGATTTGCGCGAAGGTACACGCAAGCACAAGATTTGTGCCATTGAAACCGTGCGCACATTCGGTAAACTCAACACCTATGGCGACTTGACTCCGAAGAACATCATTGCCTTTGACAACTGGCTGCATGATGGCACCCGTACCGATGTGACGTGTTACGGCTACCACAAGAAAATCCACAAGTGGGTTCGCCAACTTTATCAGATGGGCGAAATTCCACAGGATCCTTATCAAGTGGTGACGTTGAAGCGAGGCAAGTGCCGTGAACGTGAACCGCTCACCGAACTTGAACTAAAGCTCATGCGCAACTACAAGTTCGAGGGCAAACTTGCCAGGGTGCGTGACCTCTTCATCTTCGCTGCCTACACCGGTCTGTCGTTCTGCGACACCCAGACCTTCGACTTCGAGAGCATGACGAAGAAGGAAGGCAAGATGTATTACATCGATGGTAGCCGTATCAAGACCGATACGAAGTTCTTCACGCCTATCCTCTCTCCTGCGATGAAGGTGCTTGAGAAGTACGACTACCAACTGCCTAAGATAAGCAACCAGAAAGCCAACGACTACCTTCATGTGATACAGATGGAGCTGCACTTCAGGCAGAAGTTGACTTTCCACGTGGCTCGCCACTCCTTCGCTACGATGGCATTGGCTCACGATGTGCCTATAGAGAATGTGGCTCGTATGCTTGGGCACCAGGACATCAAGACCACACAGATTTATGCCAAGGTGCTGCGCACCACCATCGAGCGCCATGCCACCGCCCTACAGCGTTCAATCAGCTAATACATGATAGAATATCCCTTTTAATAACTGCGACTTTCCCGACTCATGGAAGGTGGCAGTTATTTTTTCGCATATATACCTCTGCCCACGTATGTAGAACAATGCACGAGGATTAGGTATTGTGTCAGAGAGAAAAGAGAAATGGAACTTCTGCTTTCCGTCAATCTTGTGCATTGACAAGCGCATAGAATTGGCTATGCCGTCTTTCAATCGCAAGGTGAATTGAGTTCTGTTATACCCAAACGAGTCAGTAACCTCCACCTTATCTATTATAGGATGTGGCTGATTACCGCCGAAAAGATAATGTCCACTCCAAAAGCCGACATATATAACATCAAAGTATGCAGATGATTTCTCGGTTTCTCCTTTGCCAATCACATAGCTTGCAGTGCCTTGTGCCAAGTCTCCTGCATCATAGTCGACATCATCGTGATAGCGTACCGATGATAATTGCCCTTCATTGTTCGGTCTTTGTCCTATGTAGATGCCAGAAGATGCAGAGCCAGAAGAGCCTGTACCGTCTTCCGATATAGTCCATGTTTCTCTACTGCCCAACTCTCCGCAGTCGAGAAACATACAATTGCCATACTTGTCGTCAGTACCCTCTATCCATGCAGGAACGATTTTCAGTTCAATATCGTCAGCATCATTATCAACAAAATAATCTCCGAACTGATTTACAGGCATCAGACGGTTATAATATTTGTACCACTTCATGCCATTATGCTTGCTGACAAATTCTGATTTGTAGCAGTACATTATAAAATAGGTATCAATCTCCTTGCAATAAAAAAGTCTGTTTCCGTCACTTCCAACTGGATAGCCACGGCTGAAAGACTCGCTGTATCCATGTCCGCTATGCCCCGTAGACTTGTAATAACCGCTAATCTTCAACGTCATTGCCTTGTCAATCAATTCCCGAAATGTATCATAGACCAAGGCCTTTGACTTGTTGGCTCTTATAAACCAGTCGCACGAGTAATATGACCACAGAAGCGCATCATTATCAGCGTATTTCAAGTTAGCCGAAGCGATGTACTTGCTTTCATCTTCTTGCGACACCTCTGTTGTGTAAGAGTCCAAGACCTTGTTTAAGATTACCTCTCCTGCCGATTTTGCCAGACTATTAGAGAAATGGAACTCGATGCGCTTAGCCTTATGGTTGATATCAAAATCTCCGAAAAGGAAGTTTTCAAGATGCTCAAAAAACTCGTTCAATGTCCAATGAGGCAATGCAATGGCAAAGTTCCACGCAGCCCATGCAGCCGGAAGCGTATTGCAAATCAAGAGATATTTATATTGCGATTGCTCCAGTTCAGCAAAGTTCGCCTCATACCCCAATTGCGAACAAATACGCTTCAAGATATACAATAAGTATGGCTGGAACGAAAGAGTACTTTTGACATTCTCGAAGCCAGTGATGAAATGGACAGATGTAGTAACAGCATTTTGCAGATTGCCGGAATAGTTGTTTACCCACGGCAACGGCACCCAGTTGTTCGTTGGATATGGTTTGAACGCTTCTGCTGCTATAAGATTATCGCGCTTGGTAGGATATCCCAAATCCATTTCATTGAGATAGATATCGTCAAACGTTTCGTTAAAGTTCTGCTCGCTGCGACCCTCCAGGAATTGCGTTTTTACTTCCACGTCCGATATTTCTGTTATTGTTATGGAGCCAGACTTCAGGAAAGCACCGTCACGGATGTCGCAGTCAAACACCACCTTCGACTTGATAACATCCGCTCTGTGGATGTGCCCGAAGATGGCTATATTTCGGGCGCATCCCTTTAGTGGAAACGTAATTGTCAAGGTGTAGCTGTCGCTACCCGTAAACAGACGGTTCTCGAAGATGAAGTCAAACGAAGTGTTCTTCTTCAAAAAAGCTTGTTTGCCATTGATTATTATTTCCATTTTTATTACTTTTGCAAAATGAAACATACACTAATTATAATATTCGCAAGTTTGACACTTTTTGTTGCAAGTCTTGTCTTTATTGACTATTGGAATTTCGATTTTCCACACTTGCTCATATTTCTTATTGCAAGTAGTGTCGTACTGTATATTTTAAGTAGATATGTGAAAGGTAAGTCTGCAAGACGAACACTTGCCACTTTATCATACATATCGCTTGCCACATGGATTTTGCTCCTAATATTCTTATTTATTGCTATGTATGTAATGACAATTGGCGAGGCTCACCATTAACCAGAGGTTACTCACTTTCTCCTACTCTTTGGTGTCTTGTTACGGATTAGTGTGTCATACTCGTCCTGCGCTTGCTTGATGCCAGTGTCACCCGTGACCGTGTTCACCGTGACGAAAGGCTCGCTCAATCGCTTCTCCAACTGCTTCATCGTATCAGCATAACTCTGCATAGCCTTTGTGTTCTGCACGATTGCAGCCGTAGCCAGTCCGTCCGGCTGCTGCTGCACGATGATAGGCTGTTGCTGTTGTGGCGTGCTATATGCAACAGGCACAATAGTCCGGCTCACATCATCGGCTCGTAAGGATCCGATCGTGTTAGTCCGCTGCGCATAGTCCAGGGCGTTGATGATGGGACGCGCAACCGGGTTGGCAAGCATCTCCTGCGAAGCCACCCATTCCCCGGCATGAACCACGCCCACCTCCTCATATTTACCTCCTTTCGGAGTGAAGCCACCCTTGGCATAGCCCTGGCTTTCACTCGCTTGCTGCTGCTTTTTGATTGCAGCAATCTGAATAGCTCCAGCTGCCACCGCCATTGCAGCAGCCACTGGTGCCAGGATATAACCCACAAGCGGAATTGCCGCTGCCGAGCCATACGCCGAGATGGCGTTCTGTGCCGTCTGCGCCACCGCTTGAATTACCTGCATGGCAAACATCTTTTTGTTCGCCTCGTTCTTTTTCTTTGCCAGCTCCTTCTGCTTCTGCTCCTCGAGCTTCTTCACCTTGTAGTTGTTGCCCTCCGCTTGCGATATCTCCTTGTCATACCGCTTCTCGATGGCAGCAGTCTGTATCTCCAGCTCCGCCTGAATGAGCGAGGTCATACCCGAAAATATCGACGACATGCCCGATGTCAGCGTGTCAAAAGAACCCTGCACCGCCTGTCCGAGGTACGAGTTCAGCCACTCCGTGATGTCCTCCGTCATGTTTTCGAGGAAGTCCTTACTCGTGTCGTTATACTCCTGGCCGTACTTCTTCGCCAGTGCCACCTTTGCCTTTTGATACGCTTCCTCGATACGCAGCTTCTCCTTAGCATCGTCGCCAGCAGCCTTTATCTCCTGTTTGAAAACCTCATCGAGGGCAGCACTATCTTTGATGTATTTCTTCTTTTTCTCCGACTTGTTATCCCCGAAGTAGTCCTCTTTGATTTTGGCAAGCTCCTTCTGATGCTTCTTCTCGTTGTCCTCAATGGTCTTCTGATTACGCTTTTGGTTTTCAACGAGCTTATTCTGATAATTCTTCTGCGCTTGCAGCTGTTCCTTAGAACCGTCCGTGTAGACCTTAGTCAAACGACGCAGATGCTCCAACTCCATGAGTTCAAGCGCATCATCAAACGTCTTTTGGTCCACCTTCCCATCAATGTACCGCTGCTTCTCCGTGGCAACCAACTCATTATAGTAGTCGTTCTCCTGCTTCGCCGATTGCGTGTTCTTGTCATCAGCGAGTTTTTTCTTCGCCTCATAGTATGCTGCTTCCGCTTCCAGTTTCTGTTCACTCGTAGCTTTGCCATTAGCCATAACCTTCTGATTGTACTCCATATCAATCTCTGTCATGCGGTTCGTGTACTCCTCGAAGTCCTTCTCACCTTTGGCATACGCAATGCGGTTGAGAGCCTGCTCCATGGTCTTCCAGTCCTTTTGCGGTTTCAGCACATCCTCAGTCTTCGTCTTCTTGTCCGTCTTAGGAGGCGTGTATGGAGGGTTCTGCGTCTGCTGTTCCTGCTTCTGTTCTTTCTTCGCTTCATTGAGTGCCTCCTTCTTGATGTCTTCGCCATATATACCTAAGATGTTCGCCTCACGCTGGTCGAGTTCCGCAAGATCCTCCTTCGTCTTGGCAAGTGCACGTCTGTTCGAGGCACGCAACGAGTTGACACCCAACTGCACCACCTTTCCCTCCTGACCAGGCATAACCGTTTCCGTCCTTGCCTCCATCTCATCCATGGCAACGACACGCTCCTGCCTCTGCTTTTCCAGATTAAGGTCGACACGCTGCTTTCCGATATCACGCAACTTATCCTTAGCACCCTCAATCTCATACTTGCGAGTCAACGACTTCAAGTAATCATCAAGAGCCTTCTTGTTCTCCTTATACTTGCCCGTGGTATCATCCAACTGGGCATTATAGTTCGGAATAATCTTGTTGAGCGCATCAATCGCCGTGTGTCTGTCCTTCAGCGACTGCGTTTCATCGCGAGCCACTGCAATAAGCGCATCAATCTTGTTCTTCTCGTCGATGATGCCCTCCTGCCCACGCTTGCGTATCTCCTGCAAGTCCTTTTCTGCTTGCGACACCTCCGTCATCTTCTTGTATAGCTTATAAAGAACCGCACCGAGAGCAATGGCTCCGGCTGCTATCGCACCATAGCCCGATGCGAGAAGGGCACCCTGCTTTTTGAGGTCCGACATCAGCCATGACTGTCGCACCCAGTTGCCCTGCAATTTGGCGAGACCCATCTGCAACAAAAGGTGTGCAGCGTGCAATGTGGCGACCGTAGTCTTGTATGCCGTTGTCGCAGCCTTGGAAATAACAAGCCACGCATAATGCGCCTTGAAAGCAATGTTCGAAGCGTTCACCGCAATCTTATAGGCAATGAAAGCTGCTGTCAGCGAAGCCAAAGTAAAAGCGTTCTCCTTTATGAACGTGATTGAAGTAGACATGAACTTCAACAACAAGGTGGTGGAAGATATGACATGCTTCATTATCGGCTGTAGCTGCTCACCAAGTGCCACCGCCATCTCCGTCACGCCCTTGCGAGCCTTGTCAAGTCCTGCCTGCACCGTAGTATTCTGCACATTGAACTCATTTGTGACCGATGTACCCTCCGCAAACGCCTTCGTAGCTTCCTCCTGCTCCCACCGCACCATATCGAGGTTGCCAGCAAGAGCCGAAATCACCTGCGCAGCACGAGCACCGTTCTCGCCCATGTCCTTGAAGACTGGAGCAAGTACGTCGATGTTGCCGAGTTCGTGAAGACGATCCAGCAACATCAGCAGTCCCTCGTTAGTACTCTTCTTCAGCGTTTCGTTGAACTCCTTAGCATTAAGTCCCGTAGCCTTTATTATCTTGTCGTTCTCCTTGAACATATCCATAATGACTTTGGAAACAGCAGTTGCCGACATCTCCACCGCCTGTCCCTGGCTATCCAACACCGCAGCGAAGCCCATGATTTCCGGGATAGTCATCTTCGCCTGGGCACCCACGCCAGCCATGCGCTGTGTGAAGTTTGCGAGATAAGGAGCCGAAGCCGTGCAGTTCTGCGACAACTCATTAATAACGGAACCCACGGCAAGCAGAGCCTTCTCCGTGCCGAGGCGTTCCTCGTCACCGAAGATGTTTGTCAATTTTGAAAGAGTCAGCGTAGCCCCATCACCGAGGTCGTCCAAAGCCACATTGATTTGGTCGGCAGCTTTCACGAAACCCAAGACATCCTCCTGCGATGTTTTGCCCAATCGTCCTGCTTCCTGCGCCAATTTGTTCAACTCCTCACGTCCAGTTCTGGTATCAATCTTCTGGAAGTCCTCATTCAGCTGCTCTACCTCCGAAGCGTTCATTCCAGTAAACTTGCGCACATTCGCCATCTCCTGGTCCATATCCGCAAAAGCGTTCACCGCCGAGCGTCCAGCCATGATGATACCCGTGATGGCAGCAGCGATGCCGGCAAGAGCTGTCTGCCAGTCGTTCAGCTTTCGGTTCATCCGTTCCCACAGGCTCTCATTCTCTCGCAACTGCGAGTTCACTTTGGCAATCTCCGCCTTTACACGCTTTATCGCCTCACATTGTCTGTTCCACTCTTCGCTTCCCCGTTCAAGCCCATTAAGGTTACGCTTCAGCTGTGCCAACGTGCGGTTCAGTTCCTTTGGCGAAGTTTCATCAAGTCGTTGCAAAACATGCTCGACCCCTTTCGCTGCATTTTCAATCTGCGAGATTTGGCGATTGGTTTCCTTCAGTTCACGCTTTAGCTTCGTGAGCTGCTGTTTGTTTCCTGTTGCTGCTGCTTTCTCAATGGCTTTTTCGAGGTTTGCAGCCTGAGATTTCAGTTTCAGGAGCATATCTTCCGCTTGTTTTCCGTTGACAGTGAGCGTAACGGTCGCATTGGTGTTTATATTCGACATACGTCTTTCAATTTTGTTGGTTTAATGATACGCAAAAATAACACCGCTCAAACACCACTCAAAAGACAAGAAATAAGGCAGTTTCGCCCGATTTAGGCACGCTGGCGCCGACAAAAACCGACGAAATTTAAGCGATAGAAAAACGAAAGGCTTGTGTATCAAGCCGTTAAGGGATTGTTAAGGGATTTTCCCTTAACCCGTCTTGATAAAGACCCCCCGACCGCCCTGTCCTTGCTGACGGCTACGACCGCCCGACCTTTGCGGAATATGTAAACAAATGTTAATATTTAGTTCCTCGCACACGCAAAACCGCCTTAGTTGCGCCAAAAAGCGAAAAGGCAGAAAGTGACGAAAAAGGCTTGCAAGTTTCGCTGATGACGAAAGCGAGCCGAGGTTTCACGCTGATGCGCAAACGCTCCAAGTTCCACGAAAAGCGAGGGTTTCGGAATGAGCAAATAAGGCTGAAATAAGCAAAAGGTTTCGGCAAAGTATAGGGTTTCGGCACGATATAGGGTTTCGGATGCGTCAAACGCTCTATTTTTGGCACTTTAAGCCTCCAAGCCGAGCAAACCGAAGGTCTTGCCGTACCACTAAAGGCTATTGGGTATCGGATGGGCATCAATGGCTTGCGGATGTTGCAATATATGCGAGAAAAAGCGAAGGTTTCGGCTTCATACTGCGCTCTTTCGTGCTACTGACCCACCGCCCACCACACCAAGCGAGCCACCACGCCACGCCCGACCCATCGGGCGGTAATGCGGCAGTGGTGAGGGATAAAAAGGTAATGCGCCTGTCGGTCTTGCCCGACATTAGGCGCACTACCTTTTCTATCCCATACCTCTGCCATACCTATTTGAATAAGCGAGAGTGCTGTCAGACTTATAGCAATCTTGATTGCCATTAATCAGACGGCTTTCTCGCATTGACAGACAATAGAAAGCGCAGCTTTACCAAACCATGAAGGCATCGCCTTATAGGAAACAGAAGGCTCAGCCTTACCCGAAGCGAATGGGTATGAAGTGGAATGTAATGAAGTGGTAATGTAGGACTTCTCCATGGCTCGCAGAGTCATAGAGAAACTCCGGAATGATAACGTAATGGAATGTAGCGCAATATCCTTTCGCAACAGTGGACGAAAGGATGTGGCGCATAACGGACGGACACGAGAGTGGAGAGCCACTGCCTTTCGGCTGAAGAAGAGAAGATTGAGCATAGCGAGATGATGGACAATAGAGCGCAGCTGCACGGACTTATGCGCAATGCAATGGAGCGTGTGTCCGTACCTATTAAGAAAGGTGAAGGGTGTGCAACACTTTTCACCTTTGATGATGATAGATAGACATCTTCGATGTGAAAAAAACAGATGACGCTTGCGTGTTGATGATTGACGAGGAGGTCAGACAAGCTCGCTGCAAGCGTTGCTTGGCTGGGTGATGCGTCAATCATGTGCGTAGGTGGTGCATTGTTCGGTGGCGAGGACTGGCGTAGCCGTGAAATTGTGGGGCGTGTAATGAAGTGGAGGGGCTTTGGGCTGACGTGGAGAAATGTGTATGTTGCTTACCCCGTACCGTGACTTGTGTGCTTGCACTTTTCTCGAATGTATGGAGGACTATTCGACTTCAGGCGATTTGTCCTCCTCACATCCGAGAAAAAGAGACATGGTACGGATCAGGGAAGTGGCATACTTATTTTGCAACAGAAGCCCAAAGCGACGGAACGCAATGGAACACCCCACAATTTCACTTAGCCATGCAATGGCTTGTCCTCGCCACCGAACAATGCACCGCCGGAGCTGCCAGGTAATGAATTCGGGAGCCTGTGACCGAAATGTCGTCGTCTGCCGGCGAGATAGCGACGGATAAAGAAAATGACGGCTACTGCCGTTATCATCATCAGGACGGCAATAGCGAGCTTTGCCGTGAAGGGAACTGAAGACCTTGACTTGATAATTTCCTGCGACTTGTCGAATGAAGACTGCTTCGCTATTGCGATGCTGTCTTCCACCTGCTGTGCAGCTGCGGACTCCTCCTTTTCCTCTTGGGAAAGGTGAAGTCCGTAGAGTCTGAGAGATGACGGCTTGCCGTGACTTATTGCGGAAGGCTTGCCGTGGTAAGATGGAGACTTTGCCTTGTCATTGGACAGGGGCTTGCCCGATGGATAGCTGATGGCGGAACATTGAGGGGTTGCTGACGTGTCGGCACCCCCGAATGTGAAGACGCAGCTATCGATGGAAAGGGCGGTAAGCCTCTGAAGGGTGCTGAATGAAAGATTCTGAGCGGATCGCCATTGAGCTTGCGAGACGGCGTTTCGCTCACTTTCATTGGATGATGATGCTGTCTTTGTGCTCTTGCACGCCAGTACAAATGCACAAAGAATAAGGATTAGGATATGTTTCATATCGTAGGGTTTAGATGTTGGCATACTCAGACGTGGCATCGAATGATGGGCACGTTTTGGCAGCGAAGTCTCGATGTCTTCGTATTTTGGCATTGGGGAACTGCACTCTGAGTTTACGAAGAAGTGCCACCAATGCGGATTTCTGCTCCTTCGTGCGAGTATCCTTAGGGTGTTTGCCGTCGGCGGTCAAACCACCGATATAGCAGATGCCTATGGAATGGGCGTTGTGCCCTTGGCAGTGCGCTCCCACTTGTGCGAGCGGTCTGCCATGATGCACAGAGCCGTCGCGGTAGATGACGAAGTGATATCCGATGGAAGCAAAGCCTCGCTGCCGGTGCCAGCGGTCGATATCTGCCGTGGTGAAGTCCTTGCCTTCAGGCGTGGCAGAGCAATGGACTATGATGAGGTCAATCTTACGCATCCTTATCCTCCTTCCGTTTCAGCTTGTCGTCGAGGTACGAGCGTAGTTCTGCATACTTAGTCTGTATGTAGATAGTGACGCCGAAGATAGACCCGGCGTAGATAAGACACTCTGCGAATACACCCAGGACAGACTCGTGGATTTGTCCGGTGGGCGGTACGATGAATCCTGCGACAGCGAGGAGGAATCCTCCGATTAGCATAGCTATGGCAGATACAATCTGCACGTTTTCCTTAGTTTCTTTTGTCATAATGAATTGTCTTTTGAGAGTTAATATGATGTGGTTATCTTTGCGATTGAGTTGTGGTCGATTGGACCATTGCTCTTTGGCAGCGTGGTGTCGCGAACACTATTTTGCATCCGAGCTGTGGTGGCCTCCTTGCGGAGAAACCATGGCTCTTTTCGTTTACATACTGAAATTGAAGGTGAGTTTGTAATTGTTGCTACCATCAACTCTATCAGCTCTTGCAATTACCCTGAACTCAGCGAGGTTAGTTCGGAGTTCTCCGAACTGGAACGGACCGTAATCTTTAGACTTCTTGTAAAATCCGATGGCGAAGCGGAAATAGCGGTTGATGCCGAGAATGTTAAATGAACGTTTGCCAAAGTAAATGCGCACTTCCGAAAGCCTTTGCGTTTCGGGGTCGATGACGGCACGGCAGTCGCCGAACAACACACCAGGCTCAATAAAATACTTTCCTCTGTTCGGGTCGCCCTCCTTATCCAGACGGAAAGAAATCTTGTCGCCATTATTCACACTAATCTTTCGGTCGTCATAAAAGCGGTTCCAGCCACGTCGCCGTGGAAGATACTCACGCACACCGTTTTCATCCTCCTGCTTGCGACTTGTACGCACCGAGTGTCGGAGAATGACCGGTGTAAGCCCTTGCCGGATATAACGGTAGGCATCCTGTATCACAAGAGTACTGTCAGTGATGATACATTCAATGTGCATCTGCGTAGCCTGTTTCATCGTGGCAAACTTCTGAATGTCAGTTTGCAACGATTTTATCTGCGACGCAACTGATTTGAGGTCAGATTGAAGAATTTGTATGCTTTCAGCGTTGTTCCCGATTTCAATGTTGTTCTTTGAAATGCGCAGGCTCAGACTCTGAGTAGCCTTTTGAAAATTCACAAGAGCCTCCTGCACCTTATTCATAGAAGCGATGCATGAAGACAGCTCGGACTTGCATTTGTTCAAGTCCTGCACCTGCTGCGCACGCATGACACCGGCACGCTCGGTAGTGGCTTGGCGGATGAGAATGGAATTGGGTGCGAGTAGATTGATGCCAGTGGAGAGGTTCGCCTTTCCCAACGTGAAGTACACGTTGTTGCGGTCGTCTGAACCGATGGTGAGCGATGTCAGCACATAGCCGATGCGTCCAAGATCCGAGCGCCAATTATCAAGGCGACTCACGTCCGTCTGCAGAGCAGCTTTGCCCAAAAGGTCAGCGATTTTCTGCAACAGTGCGCCCAGAACTTCGGGCGTTATAGCCTCTTCGCGCGTCTCGCTGCGAAATGAGGTAATGAGAGATGTGATAGATGAAATGTCAGCCATACTTTTGCTTGTTTTTAGCAAAGGTATGGCTGACTTTTAGATGGAGAAAAGACATTGTTAGTGATTATAGCGCACATACTTGTCGTCAAGTGCCTGGGCGATGACACCAACGAACTCATGAGCGATGTTGTCGGAGAGGAAGTCACGGAGGTTCATGACGGAAGCGTAGTACTTACGGCTGAACCAGGGCTTCTTCTTGCGCTTGCGTTCACGGCCGATGTCGCCATGATTACCTCTTGGAATCTCTTTGCCCGTACCGAAGTTCTGCCAAAGGCCATATTCGAGGAAGGACTGGCTTAGTCCTAACTCAATGAAACGACCATCCGCACGGACAGGGAGGGACTTGGGGCTGTGAAGCAAACGTCCGGTGTCGATTACACCGAGGAGAGTCATTTGCTCACGCCATATTTTGAGCATTGTGTCGTTGAAGGCAAGAACGAACTTTTCACGTTCTTGCAGTTGTTGGTCATTGCCATTCAGTGGGGTCATAGCGTAAATCGGTATAAGTGTCAACGGCTATTTGGAAGAAAGCACAGGCGCAGCCTGAGAAGAAGTATTGGTCGATTTCCTGAAAGGAGATACGAGAGTCGAGATAGATATTATGCTGCTCCTGCTTTGTCTTTTCAAGGATGAGCTTGCTCATAAACTGTCGGAACAGCTCGCGCATGGTGTCCATGCACTGCTGGCGTGCTGCCATGTCATCGATGGCGTGGCGCATAGCGAGGAAGACCGTCTTCACTCTTCGAGTGTGCGGACTGTTGTTTACCTCGATATAGCCCTGACTTATGTCGCTGACAGCGATGATAGCCGTGGCGGATTGCAGCTGCTGCAAGGCTTCCTCGAAGCCATCGAGTCCGCTGATCTTTGCGAATACAAAGTCATGGGCCTTGGCGAACTTGTTTGTTTCTGTGAGGGATGCGAAGAAGGCTGTGGCATCCCAATTGATGTTCTTGTCTGTCATTTCGTTTGTCGTTTGATGTCTTCTACTTCTTTAGCCTTAGCGTCGAGTTCTGTGAGTGCTCGCCATGTGTCCATCGAGAGCACCGCTTCCTCTTTGGTGATGTCTCCACCAGTGAGCGCACGAATCTGTGCATTCATGGCAGTCCGTAGCACATCGCCGATGGGCGGTGCGTAGCCCAGTAGGTCTTCAGAAGAACTGGACATCGGCTGCAGGAAATGCGGAAACAGTCGGGAGAAGTAATGCTTCAGCGACGAGAACCAATAGAAGGCGTTGAGCAAAAGCGGTGTTGTCAGGTGTCGCGACTTGACCTTTGGGTACAGAAGCGTGGCGAGGTCTTTCAATAAGGCATCGTTCTTGGTGTGGAGAAAGCCCTGATAGTAGTTGTCGGCAGATATGAATGTCGAGAACGGCACGCCCTGGAAGTCGGCTTCGACGGCTTTGGCTCTTCCGATTTTTGTGATGCGAACCGGCAATGGTGCGAATTGTCGTAAGAAGTCCAATGAAGCCGTGGCTGCTTGCATTTGTCTGATGGTGAGCGTAGCCTCCTGCTTTTGCTTGTGTCTACGCTTCACGAGATAGCTGCCGTCATGCGTCTTGCATAACACTCTTAGGTCTGCCCATTTGAACAGACAGAGAGTGAGTATTTCTTCCATTGGCAGATCATGCGAGAGCTGCGTGAAGAAATACTGGAGTTGGCTGTCAGATAATGACTGCCAATCTTTGGGTAGGGATAAATTGAAAAATGCTTCCATACTGCGAAAGTACGGAAGCATTTGTATGGGGGAAAAGACAAAAGATTATTGCAGACTCTTGTCAAGGATTTCAAGAAGAATGGTAGGGTCCTCGTGGATTTGCTCAGCAGTGAGTCCTCTCTTTTCCACTTCTTCAGCGACGGCAGGATAGTCCTTGAATTTATTTTTTATCTTTTTCAACAGTTTCTTTTGAGAATATTTTTCTCTTTTGGAATTAATTTTTTTATCCTCAAATAACATCCAATAGTAAACAAGCTTTCCGCCATCAACCTTATAGTCGTATGATCTACAGCCCAAGTAAACGGTATTATTTGTCCATATACCAGTAAACGACCTGCTGTGGGTGGAACTTTCAAAAGCAAACGGCTTCATATAGCCCGTAACATGTTTACCCTTGTAAATGACAGTTGCCAAATATTGGAATGTAGGGTCTTCATCTATAAGGATGAAAGTGCGTTTCTTGCCATCCTGGAGAGCATTATCCACCTCAAGGGATTTAATGTCTACGATTTTGTATTTTACATCCTTACCATTTTGTGTTTCACTGAAATAGATGTATTTTTTCATGAAGTGGATGTCGTTCTGCAAATAGCCGTTGAGCACAGTACCGTCTTTAAGAGTCAGCACTGCCTTAGGCCATACGACTTTGGGTTTCTTGGCGTTTGCCGTTATCGCAAACGAGAAAGCCATGAGGAAGATGATGAAAAATAGTTTCTTCATAAGTGAATGATTTTATGGTTTTTAATGCGTCAAAGTTAGCACTTGTATGGTGAAAAGACACAAGTTATTGCAGGCTCTTGTCAAGAATTTCAAGAAGAATGGTAGGGTTCTCGCTAATCTGTTCAGCAGTTAAACCTTGCTTTTCAACTGTTTCATAAACCTGTGGATATTTTTTGAAATCTTTTTTCATGTCTTTTAAGCGAGATTTTAGAGATTTTGGCTTTCGGCTATACGAATAATCCCAAAACGATACGTTTAGAGTATTGTCAGAATCAACGTTATAAAGATACCACCATTCTCCCGAATACATTGATGTATTCTGCATTACACCTGCATTAATACTTGTACGAGTGTCATCAAAGAACGTAGGGTACATATATCCCTTGACATGCTTTCCTTGGTAATTTTGAATAGCCAATATTGGTTTAGGAGCTATTTTTTTCTGGTCACTCCAATACAACTTTATGGGAATGAATGTAGCTTCTTTACCATCACCAAAACAATTTTTTACAACAAGGGATTTAATGGTCTCATTTTTATACTTCACATCTTTTCCTTCTTCGGTCTCGCTGAAAAGAACATATTTTTGCATAAAATGAATGTCTGTGCGCAGATAGCCGTTGAGCACAGTACCGTCTTTAAGAGTCAGCACAGCCTTAGGCCATACGACTTTGGGTTTCTTGGCGTTTGCCGTTATCGCAAACGAGAAAGCCATGAGGAAGATGATGAAAAATAGTTTCTTCATAAGTGAATGATTTTATGGTTTTTAATGCGCCAAAGATAACACTTTTTTCTTAACGAGCAAATGTTTGAGGTCGTTTTTTTAGAAGAATCAATCTCGTTATATAATGAAAAATCAAAGTGTGAAAATGCTTCCATACTGCGAAAGTACGGAAGCATTTGGGTTGGGGAAAAGACAAATTGTTTACTCTGGTTTCTGCACAAACATGATTTTGTCAAAAATATCACCTGCGGAAACTTCTACACGAACATAACGTCCATCCTGTGTTTCGTTTGGCGCAAATGTAACAGTGAGCGTATTTCCTTCCACCTTTGAAGATGTATAGCTGCCTTTAACTTCGGGATAAGGTTTGTCATCATACGAAGGAACGTTTTTAATGGTTTTATCACCCACCGACTCATTAACGTATTCAATCCAAAAATTCTTGTAATTCTTGCATTTGAAAGTATATGTACCGCCAAGTTTTGGCACGCCAATAGCCTTGCCAAAACTTGGTGTCAGTGCTTCTTCATAATTGTTCTTTTCCCATTTCATGGCATCCCAATCACCATCGTCTTTGCTGCATGAAGCTAAAGACAAGATGCAAGTAAAAAGCAACATGGTTGCAAATAGTCTCTCTTTCATTTGTTATATATTTAATGGTTTTTATTATAAAACGCACAACCTCTTTGAATATTACATGAAAAATGCAACTTTTTCAGGATGAATATCCACTGCTCTCCTCCTTATTTTAATACGCTATTCAAAAACAAGTTTTTTGAACTTTTTATTTTCCATAAATACCTTTATATATGATGTAGAAACTGGTCCAACTACCGTGCCACACAATCCTGTCTTTGATTGCAAACGCTTTATATATGATGTAGAAACTGGTCCAACTACCGTATCGTTATTGCGATATTTTAATTTATTGTCGAAAGCATTAATAATCCAATTGTCAAGTTTTGCTTTTCGTTCAATTATTATGGTTGAATCATTCCAATAAACTATATGCACGCTATCTATTACAGGGTCATTATCGCTTGATAATTTGCATTTCAAGTAATATGAATCATAGTATTCGTCTGGAGGATATATATAGTATTTATCAACCAGTTTAATGCCTGTTGAAGAACAACTGACAAGAAGAGACAGCAATATGAAATAGAAATACTTAATCATAATTTTTTTTGCGATTTTACTTAATCATTGTAGAACTGCCACAAAAATACAACTTTTTCAGAAGAAATACCCACTTGACTCCTTTTTATTTTTATATCCGTGGTCTTGGAAGAGTTTGGCGGTGTCTGAGTTTTTCCATTCAGCGAATACGTTGCCTTTGGCTAAACGTATGCTGTTCACGATGTCGATGATGCTTGGTATCGGGTATTCACCGATGCGGAGGATAGAGAACTCGATGGCAGAGATGCGCTGATACATCCGCTTGTATTGAGCGATGTCGAGAGTCATATCCCACTTGTTGAGAGCGTTGGCCGTGCGAAGCATGTCCATGAGTTCCGGACTGAAGAACTCCGTTTCGAGGCGGTGCTCAATAGTGAGCAACTTGGCACGAGTGTCCTGGTATCGCAGCCAGATATGGTCAGCAAAGCCCAGCTGGTGCACGATGTCGAGTGTAGGAAACATCGTGGCAGCGAAGTAATTGAACTGCTCCGAAGCAGTCCAATGGTGAGCGTCTGGAAGCATGGTGAGGATAACGGCAAGCGCATCGTCGCGCTGTTTTTCGAGAGAAAGAAGAAGCCTCTCGATGCGCTCCTTAGATGCCGGTATCACATTCTGATTGCTGACTATACCGAAACCGTTAGGCGTAAGGATGAGGTCGAGCTGTGGCACAGCGTGCAACATTGCCTCTGCAGCCGTGATGATACGGCAGTAGTGCAGCAGCGGTGTGCTATCAGAGTATGAGCGGATGCGACTCATCGTGTCGGATGAGACGAAAGTGTCGGTAAGCCATTGCTCAGCCTGTAAGAGGTGATACTGTATCTTGTCGAAAAGAGAAAGTTCACCAGCAACCGCTTTGAGGGTGTTGGGGACGTACTTCTTTAGAGTATCGTTGTCATTTATCAGCATTGCCATTGTCTTTGGATTTATTGAGTGAAACTTGCTTTGCGTCCTTATTCTCATCGAGCGTGGTGAGCTGGATGAATGGGCAGTCCGGCTTGACCGCTGTCCACTTGTTAAAGCGGATGATTAGTCGGTGAACGGAAAAGAGAAGGTCGTGGTAAGGCTTTTGTAGAGCCTGGGCGATGGTGTAAAGCTCTCGCTTGTCGCTGCCGGAGTTATTGGTCTGCGACTTGCCTGGCACCGAGCCTACGAGGTTAGAATGTACACGCATGGTGAAGCACATCATGTTGATGGCTTCGACGATGTCCGTAGCCCAGTCGCCACCCTCCTTGTCCGTCTCGATCTTGTTAATGACCACATCATGCTGCTCCTCACCGTTGGGCGAAACATAGAACGTAGAAAAGAGCACCTTGCCACTGTTCTCCATGCCAGTGAGGAAGTTGATGATGTTGTCCTTCTCCTGACAGACACGCTCCTGCTGCTTTACGCGATCCGTGATGCCCTCGACCTTGAAGATGTTATTCCAGAAGGAGTTGGCAATCTCGATGTGGTATTTGATGGGCGCAGAGTTGCGGAGCTTCGCTTCCTTAGCGATGCCGATGAGCTGCTTGATGTCGTACCACTTACCCTTGAAGAGAGCTGCGTAGTACGGTATAGGATAATACGTGTTGTCAGGCGTGGGTATGCGACTGACGACAGCAAACTTCTTGTATTTCTTGGAGCGTGTCTGCAGATCCGTGAACGGCGCTTGTGGATTGAGCAGCTCGATACGCTCGATGTTCTCCGGACTGACCGTGTTTCGCCAGTTGGCATAGAGGATGTAAGGTATCACTCCGGACTTGTCGGCAGGAGCAAAGCGGACGTAGCACGCCTGTTTGCGCACGATGCGGACAATGCGACTGGCATCCTCATTGAGGATGATCACGCTTACACAGAACCCGAAGTGCTTGAAGTCCTGGCACACGCCGAGAAAGTAACTTGCGAGGTCGTTGTCCAGCATAAAGTCACCCACTTGCGCTTGCACTTGTGCGGTGGCAAACTCCGTATCATAGACAAGTCCGCTGCCATAGCAGACTTCAGCGTTGAACATCTGGCAAGTGCTCATTGTCTCGTCAGACTCGATGAGGTCAATGATATTGTACGGCATCTGATTGTCACCTCCCCACGGGATGTACTTCATCTTGTCGTTGATGATGATTGGTGCTATGTTGTGCTCTTCCTTGAAGACTTCGGATGTCTTGGTGGTGAAGGATGCGGATGCGTGGGCGCCGGGGATGGTGACAACGGATGTTGGTGGAATAAATGAAAAATCGCTCATATCATGCTTTTTTTAGGGCAAAGATATGAACGATGTGTGAGTGGGGAAAAGACAGAACAACTATTCGTTATGTTCTATATTAATGTCATTTAGTACCACTTTTATTGTATCGTCTATTAATAGCCATTGTGGATTATTCTTAAAATACTCTATTGGGTTTTGTATAATTAGAGGTTCATAGTCAGCTGTATTTATTTTGGTCTATTTCGAGGTAATGTATTATAAATACATCACCCTGCAAGAGTAATCCTATCTCAATTTATCTGCTAATTCAGTAAGAGAGGACATGTACACGCAAGAAGGATGTTGAAGGGCTTAGTTGCGGATTTGAGGTAAAACAAATCATTAGTTCTAAAATGTGATATATCCTAATTGAAGTGCTTACAAGATTTTACTTCGAAATAAGCTTTCATTACTATTTTCTTATTGTCTATTCTTGCATCATCAGAATATGCTGTATTACAGAATTTATAGTGACCTGCCTTTAAAAAAACTTTAGCATAATCATTTATGCAACTATATGCAGGTATTTCCTTTCCCATCAAAATGGAACCAAAATCATTTTGTATACGAATCCATATTCCTTTTACTTGTCTTTCTATCCAATACTCATCTGAAAGATATATATAATGCCACTGTGTTTGATTCTTAATACTATACAGTATAACAATGGAATCTCCTTGTGAAAAACGACATTGTTTAAGCTCTATATACAGAGAGTCTTTATTCTTATTAGAACTTGAGGAAGATTTTGTTTGGTATTCAGAGTCTGCTTTTGGGGCATTATTTTGGGGATATTACATGAGAATATCCCAAAAGATAATATGCAAAAAAATAAAAACTTCATTTTAAAAATTTTAGTATCTAAAAATAACATTTTGTAGTGATAATCGGTTATAATCCCTTGAAAATCTACGATTATGACTTTCTTAGTAATCTTTCTTGCATTAAAGAACTTCTTGTAGTTTACAAATCCATACTCCACTTTGCAAGCACTTCTCTTGGACGAAGACGAGTAATGCTATACGACTCAATGGTGTTGCCGAGAGTTCTTCGTTCAAACTCAGAAGTGCCAATAAGGTTGTTTGCTGTGACGGAGAATTCCCAACGCTTAGCCTTGTAGGCAATGGCAAGGTCAAGAAAGTGGTTTACACCGATGCTCTTGTCGTTGGTATGGAAGAGTTCGTTTTTTACGCTCAGCATCCATCCTTTGGCAGGGAATACATATAGTTTAAGAAAATGTTCCCAGTCGGTTGTGGGGTCGGAAGAGAGTTTGGGAGCCGTGAGGTTCTTCTGCTTGTAAATGTTCACATTCGACTTACCCTCAACAGAAAGAAATCTCGCTGGACGCAATGAGTAGTTGAACGAAACGGCGGTTGTGTTAATACGTGCGTCATTCACAATGCCCGACACAAGCATATTATAATCTGTGATGTTGTGTGAGGCGCCAATACCGACAAGTGTCTTTGCCCATCCAAACGATTTGCTTACACGACCGGAAACACCTATTGTCTGCATGGCATATTCCTTGTCGGTAGCAGTCATGGTGTAGATATTGCCGTTCATCGCACTCTCGTAAAGGATGTTTCCCGACATTCTATTATATGAAGGACGAATATTAAAGAACAGTCCCGACACAGGATTGGTGTATTTATATGCTGCCGTTGCATGAATAGAGTGAGTAGCATCCGTTTTGCCTCTATTCACTTTCTGCGTGCGATAGCTTGTGAAGATAGGAGTGTCATAGATAGACCTTCCCATCAATGGCGCATTAGCATAACCAACATTAGCCGAAAATTCAGAAACAACCGTTGCCTTCCAATTCCAACCCACCGCAGGGTCTATCCACAGATGATTGCTTCTTGACTCACGGTAAGACTGACGAGCATAACTTATCTTCGACTTTATTCCAATCCTGTGCTTTCCGAAAAGGAACGACATAGAAGGAGACCAATACATGCGAAGCAACTGATACACATTCGTCTTCTCCGCTTCCTCGTCCATTGCCACACCAATGCTCTGGTAGTCGTAGTTCATTCCCAATTCATTGTTGAGATAGTGTCTGCCGACTTTCAGTTTATATTGCATTTCATTCTGTGTTGAGAAGAAACCGAGATTCAGCCGTTCTGTCATTCCATCAATGGTGAGCAACTGTCCCGGCAGATAGCTGTAGGTCAAATAACTTTCAACATTGTATATGTTGCCCTTTGCCGTTGTGTGCGACATCTGAAAATCCTCAGTAATACTGCGCTTGTGCGGCTTCACCATCATGTCGGTGCGCTGTCCGTTGTACATCATCGTGCCGACACTCTTGTTGAAGTCAATATAACCTTTAAGGTTGTTCTTGATGAAACTCTTGCTGCCGTTGTACTGATAGTTGGCCTCACCCTTCCATTCGCTTCGGGTGTTGCTGACATTCTGCTCCTCAACTATGACTGGCATATCGGCAAGGGTGAGATAAGTAGATGAACTATAGTCCTGCATATCGGTCTTGTCTATAAATCCATTGCCTTGCACACGCAGTTCCGAATCCTTGCCAGTCTTCCAAAGCCAGTTGCCAGCAACAAGATGACTATTGTTGAAAGTATATCGGTTGTCTGCAAGGTCGGGAGCCGCAACCGACATCATTGAGAGAAAGCCCGACTCAGAGCCAGTTCTTCCCTTCAACAATGCAGCAAGATCAAGCACCTCATTGTCGAGTTGCTTGCCGATGTTGTTGTTCTTGTACATCATAAGCGTCTGATACTTCTTGTTGAAACGCATACCTATCAGTCGGCAGTCGTATAGAAAATCATCCCCATAACCCAAACCTATGTCAGCCGCTCCCGTCCATACGGCTTTGGTATCATCCTTCAACACAAGATTGAGAGCAGCCTGTTCGCTGAACGACACGCCACGCAACGACTTCACCGACTGATGATTCTCCAACACCTGCACACTCTTTATCTTATCGGCTGAGATGTTTTGGTTGGCAACACCATATTGCGACCCCATTAAGTCAAGTCCCTCAATATAGAACTTGTTGATAGGTTTTCCTTGGTATTCCACCTTGCCATCCGCTTTTACCTCAAGTCCAGGCATCTTGGCTATCACGTCGGCAATGCTTCGGTCTTGCCCCTGGCGAAAACCCGCAACTGAATATGTGAGCGTGTCTCCAGAACTCTTTATACGCTCCGCTTTTATCTTTACTTCCTTTAATTGAAAGTCGCCTTCTACTAACGTGATAGTCATGCCATCCTTCAAATCAGCAAACGGCATTGTCTTCTTCTGATAACCAATATAACTTGCCGTTATGCTTGCAGGATTTTTCCCTTTAGGAATAGTCAGCTTATATTCACCCTTGTTGCTTGTGAGACAATACGCCACGGTCGACTTGCTCTCAGTTGATGCCACAACCGAGGCACCTACCAAGAGTTCTCCTTTCTTACCCTTCACCTTTCCTGTGAAGGTTTGTGCAGAGAGCGAAAGATTTGTTAGCAGAAGTATGAAAAATATGGCATATCTCATTGCTTACCAAATGGTTATTGCATATCACTTATTCATATTTGTCCATTAAACAGGCATTGAAACTCCGTTGTGCCTTAGGCGGTTCACTATATCCACTGCCTTGCAAGCGGTTAGTGGTATTCCATTGGTCTTTCCAGTAATCCTCAAGCAGATGTTGAAACTTGACAGGAGTTGAGCGCAAATAACGCTTGGGCTGAAAGCTGATGGTTGCTGTTTGCCGCATCTGCTCTATGCCTGTAGCAACAAACGAGAATTCATGTCGGCTTTCGGAAGCAGCCAGTATTAGTCCTGGCAAACCACCTAACTTCCATGGACCATTATCAAAAGGCAAGTCCAACGAATACCACGCTGTCCAAGTGCGCCCACGGAACTGACAAACGGCTTTATGGCAGGGATAACCTATAATAATAGTGTCACCCTCAGCGAGTTCCCAAGAGAAGGTCGGGATGGATTCCTCATAACAGAATGAAAAGTCATTGTGCACGACATCCGTATAAGTGAGCGTGCCCCTCTGTGGAATGTGCTTATAAACTTCATACTCGCATCCTTTCTTAGAGCCAAACGTATTTGCCAGGAACTGCAAATAGCTCATGGGGTCGGTATTCACACTCTTCACAGAATCACGCAGATGCAGAAACTGCTCAAACCGTTGGCTATAAAACCGAGACGAATGTCCCCCTATATCCAACAGATTTATATCATCATACGCTTCCTTTTGCTCCTGCGTGTGTTTATACAATGCACGATACTGTACACGCACACTTACCGTGTCCACCGCCTCTTGGGAATGGACGCATGAGGAAAATAAACAAAATGCCAATAAACTGAAGAGTATTTTCATAAGCAACAATTCTTTTTATTTACTTCAACTCAAAGGTTGCCATAAGCAGCACCTTATTGCCATCTATGTTTTCTTCGTAGAAGAAGCGATAGACGCCAGGATTGTTTGGCAGAATATCGGGAAAAAGATGGGCTGTGATGGTGCCGCTTTGACCATCGCTTAAAACATGACCGATGGCCGTGAACGAGCAATCGGTGGGCACAACAAACCAATTGCCATCCGCTCCTTGGGCCGTGATGCT